TAAATTCAACATCAGTACGAACATCTGTAAATACAGCGTTGGAGATTAAATTAACATTAGGTCCAATGTAAGGAGCAATGAGATTTCTCGCCGTAGCGTCAGTCTCAGGTGCTTTTCCTGTACCACCATTTGCCGCTTCATCAAAATATTCTTCTTCAATATCCATTAGGTGCTGACCACCATTCAAGTTAGGGAGAAGAATATCTCCCTGATAATTTGGAAACGCACCACCTAAATTAGACGTACTTGGGTCTAGATTGTAAGTATCACCAATAGCTTGAACAAGCAAGGGAAATTCCCTTGCCTGTTTACTAGATCCATCACAAATAATCCACCCATCTGGAATTGAACTCAGACCACCAGACCACGGCATGATAGTGCCAATGACCGCAGCCTTCATAGATTTTGTGCCTTGGTAAAACATCTCTTTATACGTCCATTAAATACCAACCAGTTTGAGCAGATGGAACCGTAGAAGAACTACCATCTGGATTCAATGCTCCTGCATATACAAGTCCAAATGCTGCATGTGGTGTTTGTACAACTAATTCACCACCGTTATGTCCAGCATATGCGGAAGGAGAAACACCAGTCAAGACTGCAGAACCAGTATTTGAAAGTTCTCCCTGAACTTTAGTATCATCAGGTGCTCTGACGACCAGAGTCCTATCATAAGTTAGTGCCCCACTAATATCTATAATACGAATAGTATCGCCAATTAGAGGATTGGTAGGTAGTTTGAACAGAGTATTGCCACCTGGGTTGACAAAGTAGTTAACGTTTGCTTCAGCTTGAATAACTGTATTGCTGCTGTTTACCCACTTATTACCACCAGTTCTGGTGAAGTAGTTGTTGATGCCTGCAACCTGCATTGCACCATCACTTTCGATGGAGAACAACTCTCCTTCATTCTCATCCTTAACAACAACTCTTCTATCCTGTGCCTCACCGCCGCCATCTCTGAAGGTCATGTCAAGACCACCAGTGTTGACTACGATAGATCCACCAAACGTGCTAGGACCGCTTCCTAGTGCTGATAGAGAACCATATACAGTGAAGTCTCCAGAAGAATTGATAAACTCAAGTCTTGGAACTGTTTGATCTGCAACACCATTTTCATCCTTGCCATAGAAACGCATGTCTCCAAGACTGTAGATGCTTCCAGTTGCAGTGTCAACTTGGAAAGTGACCGCTTCCTGAGTACCTGTAGTACCACCATTTGTTAGAGTTAGGAACTCAGTGTTGCCCTGAGGTGTTAACTTAAACAACTGACTGTTTGCAAATGGTGCAGGAGAACCATTCTGTTCAAAGTCTGCAGATCCAACATCTGCAGCAAACGTAGATCCTCTAACAGTAAGCGTATTGTTTGTAGTTAGAGTTCCCTGAGTAATAGTATTACCAGTGTCAGAATCAACAGTGAATCTGTTGAATCCAGTACCAGCAAGGATATCACCGAAGATGTAAGTATCGCCTGTAGTAGACTCAACCTTGAATACTTCAGCAGCAGGTGAACCACCATCATTGACACTCAATGACTGAGGTGAAGTGCTAATGAGATCTTCGATAGATACAAATTCACTAGCAGTTAGTCTGAGTAGGTCTCTGGTGGAGATTGTACCACCAAATTCTGCAACACCGATTCTTACATTGCCAGCGCCATTGCTGATGCCGCTTTCAGGAATATCAATGTTTCCATCTAGATCAAGGTCAGAACCAGTGATGAAGGAAGCATTAGATTGCTTGACCAGTTTAGCAATTACACAGTTATCAGGGTGGTTATCATATACGCCAGTGCCTTCTTGACCTCTGTTAACAATTAGTCTATATCCGTTAGGATCAGCAGGGTTAGCAACGTTAGCAAGACCGATAACACGAACAATCTCACTCTGTGATTCGTCTCTTAGACCAGTCAACTGGTTTGGAGCAACACCAACACTATCTGGAGATGCAGCATCACCTCTGTCGATTAGGAGAAGATCACCAACCTTGAAGTCAGTAATTGTTGGGGTTGTGATTGGTAGGAAGTATGTCTGACCAGCATCGTTAGTAGAACCAACATTGAAGGTAAGATCTCCACCACCAACTCCACCACCGAGTTGATCATTGCCAATTGTAAGTGTATCACCAGCAACATATCCAGAACCAGGAGATTCAACAGTGATGTCGATTGTGCTATCAGCACGAACAAGAACCGTGAATGTTGCACCAGTACCAATACCAGTTGTGGTTGCAGTTAGGAACGAATACGTTGCAGATGGTCTAAATTGAGCGCCATTGTTGACAATAGTGTCAATAGAAGCAATCTGACCACCAGCAAGCAAGAATGCATTGGATCCCCAGGTAGAAACACCTGCAGTATCAATGAACTTACCAGTAGACTGATACTTGTAGAAGTCAATGTTTGGATTCTCTAGTCCACCAACATTATGAGGAACGATTGTTGTTCCAAACTTACCTCTACCGATTTCAAGGATACCAGCATTTAGACCACCGTCTAGTCTGATATTACCCTCAACAACAGCAGATGCAAGAACATTTAGTGTGTTTCTAACAGTGGTAGAACCACCAGTAGAACCCATCTGTAGTTGAGTAGCGTTAACAGCGAAGTTAACTGTGTTAGTTTGGTCTCCATCGAAGAGATCAACAGTTCTGGTCTGAGTGAACAATCTAGAGGTGCTGGTTCCAGCGCCGTAGCGTGTGCCAATCTCAAGTTCGCCAGCGACAAGTAGTTGTCTTGTGCCAATCTCGGTGTATGATGCAGTGTTGCCCCATGCACCACCAAGAACGATTTCACAGTTATTAGCAACATCATCATTAACGCTAGCAATATCAACAATTGCGTTAGTAGAATTTCTGTGAATTCTTAGCGATGACTGTGTAGCAGCATTACCAATTTGAAGTGTCTGAGTACCTGAGGAGTTTGCAATGTTGATGCTCTGATCAACAGTGGTGTTATTCAGGAAGTTAAAGATCTGACCTTCGCCTGCCCAGTTTAGAATGTTTGCATTCTGTGGGACAAAGTTGAATGTGTTGTTAGTAGTGGTTAGATCACCACCATTAACTTGGATGTCAGAACTAAACTCAGTATCTCCAGTAATTCTACCAGTACCAACAACAACCAGAGTCTGATCTAGGTTGTTCTGTGGGTTAACAACATCATTAACTGAGGTGTTAATACCAAGTCTGCCACCGTTGGTGGTCATGACTCTCAATACTGCGTCATCATCAGGATCGTTGCTGTCTCCGCCAACTAGCAGAGCGTTATCCATTGGATTCTCAGTTCTAGCAACTGTAGTCTCCGTTAGGAAGTTAGGAACAGTCTTACCAGTGATGAATACATTACCAACAACATCTAGGTTTGCTCTTGGATCAGTCTCATCAGAGATCCATGCGGTCTGAGTTGCAAGGTGCGAAGCACGAGCAATAGTGTTGATGCCAAGTTTGTAATCACCAATAGTCTCAGTGTTAGTTCTGAGTGCTTCAGCACCAACAACTCCCATCTCTTTCCAGTTGGAGTTAGAGAAGTCAATAGTTGCAGCAGCTTGACCTGCAGGAACGTCAGTTACACCACCAGTTCCACCCCAGGATAGGGTATTTGCTGGGATAGCATCAATAATCTGGAAGTGTACGTAGTTGTTTGTAGGATCAAATGCATCGCCATTAGGACTGAAGACAGACCATACAGAGTTCAGTCTGCTATCTGGATAGTTGTTAAGTCTGATCTGTGATCCAGAAGTAAGACCAATTGCACTGTTTGGAACATTAACACCCTGGTCATCGATAAACGTAAGTTTGACGATGTTAGTGGCATCAAATTCGATAGTAAAGATGTTGCTCTGTGCAATAGTCTGGAAGTAGTTTGCATAAATCCAACCCCAGGATCCAGTCTTACCAACCTCAACACCCTTGAGAAGGATGTCTCCTGCCTTAACAGCAACACCGTTGTAAGATACAAACTGGTTAGCGTATACTCTATCGCCACCATCTGCGGGAACAGCGTTGTTGTTAGGAGTGATATTTGAGGGGATACCGTTAGTGATATGTGTCTGAATCTGATATCCTTGACCAGTTCCTCTTGCATTGAATCCGAAGACTGCTGCTTGGACTCTGTTCTTGCTAATACGGATATCACCGTCATTAACAACCTTGAATGCAGTTCTATCAAGAGATTCGTCTTGCTCTAGGTTGGTGATAGGATCAACAGAGGATACATTTGAACGGATGATCAATGTATCACGAACTTCTGATAGATCGTTATCCTGAACCGAAATAACAACTGGAGACTGGAATACGTTCTGTTGTGAACCATCACCACCAACAACTGTAATATTCTGGTTGAATGTTACAGGTGTGTCGAAGGTGGTAACTAGGTTGCCGATATCCTCGTCGTCATCTGCACTAGACTCAAGAACTGCTGCCTCTAGGAATGTCTCTTCACCAGTGATAGCATTGATCTTTCTATTACCAATGTATAGATCACCGTTGGAGTTTAGACCCGTGTAGAAGACGATACCACCGTCTTGTTTCTTACTTTGGGCGTAGAAGTCCTCAGTAGCAGTTAAGACGATTTCCTGACGTGCTGGGAGACCTGTGGAGTAGTTTCCTGGTCCGAAACCAAGATACTCAAACGTGTGGTTGCCTGCACGAGCAATAGATGGTCTACGAAGTTCAACATAATACTTCTGATCTGCTAGAACTGTGCTATTACCAGAAATCTTGATCTTACGATCTTCAGAACCAGAGGTTGCATTGCCTTCCTGTGCTTGGATTGCATTAGAACCACTGTAGTCATTCATGATGAATGCTGGTTGGTTGATGAAGTCTTCAACCAATTCTTTAGTGACAGAGTTCTTGTAATCGTTCGTTGTTACAAGACCATGAATATAGTTGTCTGCAGCGGAGAAAGTAGAAGGTGGATCGATAGACTGAACTGCTAGTGCTAGTTCTTCTGTAGAAGTACCATTCTTCTTGAACCACAGAGGATCGTTCTTATAATCTAGTGGATATAGTCTGCTGACTGGTTGTGAGAAGTTGAACTTGCGGAAGTTTCCACCAGCACCTGCACCAGTTGGGAATGGTGAGATATTACCGCGTAGGCAAGAGAGATAGTAAACACCATCTTGCTGACCTGCGATTCTACGCTGTAGGGTCTCATAACTGAAGACATAGAATGTGTCATCAATGATTCCTGCATCCTCAACACTCTCAACATAGTATTCAACACCAGCGTCGTCTTGAATACGATCACCAGGGGTGATAGTATAAACGTTAGCGCCGTTTTGCTTGTAAAAATACTCAGGATATTTTTTCTTGATTAGTGTTTTTAGAGGTAGCGATTTGCCCATATCCTGGTCTTCCAGCATATCAGCAAAGGTTGTACCCTGTTGGAATCTAGTGTTATAATACTCACTAAACTCTAGTTTACCACCACGAACATTCTTCAGGATGAGATAATGCTCACCATTAACGGTCATGTATGCATGGAGGTTAGCAAGACCTGTTGAATTTCCAGACCATGTGATCTGGTTTGCAGTAGTGCTTTCAGTCTTGTTAACTGTCCACTCACCACCCTGAGGTGCATTGATCTTAACCGTAGTGAACGATTCGTTTCTCAATCCACCGAAGTTTAGAGTATCAACAGTGTGATCAAACACTGTCATCTCTAGATACTGGATGCTAGGATCTAGTCTGTCCTCAACATAACGTGCTGATTGAATTGTCGCTTGAATACCAGAGTTGAATCTAGCAAATGCAGGAGACAGATATGGATCATATGCTGCATCGATGTTTAGAGAAGCAGCATCGAAGTTTGCTTGATCAACACCAATGAATTCACCTGCCTGTCTTGGGTTCTCAAAACGAGCACCATATACAGTTCCTGCTACTGGTTTGAGTAGGATTTTCTGTGGTACTAACTTACGAGTATCGTCAGTCTTTGTCTTGATAACAAATCCATTGATAGGATCTCTAGCATTCTCGATGTACTTAGGAATGACATAACGGATCTTATATGTTCTGTCATCTGCACCACGCTCATCTTCGAGACGTGTGTACCACATGTCAGTAGATCTGTTTCTATCTGCTAGGTCAGACTGCTTGATTCTCCAGAAGATATTGTTTTCTCTGATTGCCTGTAGGTTGTTGGCAGATCCTTCATCCTTACAATTTACATACCACTTACCAGACTTATTGGTTAGTCTGGAGAATGATGGGTCAAACTTAACAGGTGATCTACGCTTGTTAGCATATACATTGAATGTAATTGTCTGACCAGGAACGAATGTAATTGGATTTACATTGTTGATAGCATCTGCATGAGTCTTGTGGATTGTGAAGACTCTATCGTTCTGATAGCGTGCGAAGAATTCAATCTGAGGATTGATCTTACCGAAGTTTGCATCATTAGGATCTTGTACTGCAACGTCAGCATCTGCTGCATACGTTGTAGAAACCTCAGGTAGTGTTCCACCCTCAACCTCTCTAAAGAATACCTTGTGAGGTGTTACAGAGGCAAATGGTACGTCGAAGATGTGTGGAACATCAGTCTCAATACCAGCGTTAATTGCACTGGTTAGTTTTGACTTGTAGTTATGGAGATCATACTTGGTATCAAGAACGAACTGATAGATATCGATTTCAACATCCTTGTCGATGCTCTCCGATTCAGATGAATAGAGATAGATACCTGCTGCTGCATTCTCCCTAGAGGTTGCAAGCATCAACTTAGTCTGATCACTACCATTGAAGAAGGTAGTGTTGCTGAAGTCATTTGGTGCTGTTGTTCTACCAGGAGCAATTACATAGTAAGTTGTGTTAGTCTCGAATCCATTAGGTAGTCTGACAAGACGCTTGTCAACGTCAACATACTTACCAGTTGTAGTATCGAAACGTGGACGTG